GAAGGCGTCCTACACTGGATAAGGCAAAGAACGGTTTTGCCATTATTCGTTTCCTCCCAACAGTAGATGGTGAGGATGTTCCGTGGGTCAAGCTCTATTCCCACGCATTCCAAGGTCCGGGTGGGTGGTACATTGAGAATTCACTCACTACCCTTGGAAAGCAAGATCCGGTTTCAGAAATGAATAGTCTACTCTGGAAGAGTGGAATGGATAGCGACAAGGATCTTGCACGGCAGCGTAAGCGTAAGTTGAACTACATCTCTAACATCTATGTGATTAGTGATCCTGCTAATCCTCAGAATGAAGGAAAGGTGTTCCTGTTCAAGTATGGTCAAAAGATCTTTGAGAAGATTCAGGAGGCAATGCAACCTGAATTCAAGGACGAGGAACCGATTGATCCATTTAATTTCTGGACTGGTGCAAACTTTAAGCTCAAGGTTCGTAATGTTGGCGGGTATGTCAACTACGACAAGAGCGAGTTTGATTCACCATCTGCTCTGCTCGGTGGTGCTGATGCAGAACTAGAAAAGATCTGGAACAGTCAGAATGCTCTTAAGGAATTCACAGATCCTTCTAACTTCAAGTCTTACGAAGAACTTAAGACTAAGTTGGAAAGCGTTCTAAAGGGTGATATTCGCGGTAAGGCTCCAATGGGTCAACGAACCGCAGAGGATGTTGAAGAAGAGGAAATTGCCGAAAAGCAATGGGGTGGGTCTACCAAGACCAAGAAGCCCCCAGTAGAGGAAGAGTCAGATGACTCGACCGATGCTCTTGAATATTTCAAGAAGCTCGCTGACGACTAACCCCACCAGAGATAGCATCTCCGGTCCGACAACCCCGAAGGCCTCGGGGTTGTTTCTTTTTACATATGAAATTGTCTATGAACAGGAATAGTATTGATTCCCATCAAAAAGTTTAGAATACTGGTAGATGATGTCACTTGCTTTTGATCTTTAAAATCATACATGTTGGTTTGTGGTCTACCGACGTTTGGATTCGCACTTCTGTGATTTTTATTTCTTTCTGTATTTTGATTCTTAGGATCTTCGCTTTCGTCGTACATTGTCTGTAATGTAGACGAAGCTGTAGTTTCTTCTTTCATTTTATAATTATTGGAAATAGCATCGGAAACTTTATTTTCGTAATTTGGTTGTATCGAATTTAAAGATGTACCATTGGCAGCCATTTCAGTGTTTATTCTGCCACTTGGAAGATTCCAATATTTTTCTACATTAATTTCAATTGGTGTTATCATTTCTGGTCTATTTTCTCCAACGAGTGCAAAAGTTGGAGAAGATATAATTGCACCTGTAGAGAAAGCAGGTATTATTGTTTTTGTATTATCCTTTTTATCCTTTAATAGTTTTGCTTTTTGTTTACTTATTAATCTATTTTTAAGTGATTTAAAGTTTAATTTTTCTTTCTTTTCTTTATTGAGATCAACTGCAACATAGGTTTCATTTTTGGTAAATTCATATGATTTAGAATCCAATTGCTCATCATTGAAATTTTTAATTTGTTGTAAATTATATGTTGCATTGAATAGTTGTTTGAGAATCATTTTTTCCTTTTCGTCAAAGGAATTAAATTCATCATCTGATATTTTTGGAACTTGATAATCAACCTCTTGTGATTTTTGCACTTGCATTTTTGGCAATTGATAATCAACCTCTTGTGATTTTCGCATTTCCAATTCTTTTAATTTAACTTTTGATGCAGAATTCTGGAAAGATCTTTTATCTTGTTTTTCTTTTATACTTGGTGTCTCAATATAATAATTACCAACATTTGTAGTAAAACTATAGGGTGTTTTGGTAATAAAAGACATTGGAATAGAAATAATAGATGATTTGTTCTTTTCGTATAACTTAACCATCTTTTCTCTAAGTATAACATTTTTTTCTTCTTTGATTAATTCTGATAACTTAGAAGAAAGTATATTATCAATCACTGTTTCATTTTTTTTTAAATTAACATTAACAGTCTTGTTATTGCTTTTGATGTTTATTGGATTTAATGATATGGGTGTTCTTGAATTTTGATTTATAGTAACATTTAAATTTACAGGATCATTGGGTGCTTGTAGAGGAGATTCAGATTCAATTTTTGGTATTACTGTTGTTGGAAATGATCGAAGTTCAACTTCATCCATTACCAGATCATTGGAGTTCATGTATGGAGAAAAAACACCCATCATTTTTTCTTTTAAACTTTCTAGATCTTTTTCTTTCATCTATTTCTCCTTAATGCGTTACTTGTCATTGTATCATTTTTTGCAGTTTTCAATTTTAAGTTCTCGTCTTCGATGTGTCGCCTCAGCATATCAAGATAAATGTCTCTTTCCCAAGGTATCATTTCTTGCATTTCTGACATGTTCTGTTTTAATATAATTGTTAATTTGAAATTTATATCAAAAACATTGTCTAATGAAATATGACTGAGGCTTATTCGAAAAAATCCTTTATTCCTTTCAGTAAAACCTTTCTAGTAACTCCGTCCGAAGTTTTATATTCTATTTCTTCTTCTATTCTGGGCATAGTTGCAAAGAACTCTATGATTTTATCAAATTGAGGTTTTGTCATTGAATCAACGAATGCTTTGACTTCTTCTTTTGAAAGACTATCGGTTTCTATCTTTTCCTCTTTTGTTTGTACAAACTTTATACAGTTTATTGCCATTTCATAGAAATCCATCAGACTTGCTGAATTTAAATTTTTCTCCAACAGAGTACTCAAGGATGGATATTTCATTCCAATTATTATGTCATTCGATATTTGTAATTCAGTTGTATGAGTTTTATCGGTCTTAACTTTTATGTTGTTTAGATTTATGACTAATTTAACCTTTTCCTTTGTATCTGGACATATTAAAATTGGATTTGCAATTTCCATTACAGATTTCGCTCTTAATTTTAAAAAGAGGTATTCTAAATCAAATAATGGTATTTTTGATGCATCCTTTATATCGGGAAAGCAAGATTCTATTATTTCCTTTATTGCCAATAAGACACTCTCTTCATCCCCGACTTCTTGCGCCATCAATAGTGTTTTTTCTTCTTTTACTAAAAATGGTCTATAGTAAATTTTCTTACCAGTTGACGGAATCGTTTCTGAATATTTTGGTAATGTGGTTTTTAACATATCAACAAGTGGCATTCAAATCTCCTTATATCATTGTATAATATCTAAAGCTAAAAACAACAACAAATGTTCCATAAGAATTTGCTTCGGCGGCCAAATTTGTGGTTGTTATTGTTGTTGGGTATGCATCATGTAGAGTGAATATTGCATTTGGGCCTTTATTATGTTCTGTATTCAAACATTGAATACCAATAGTTCCTGCAAACTTTTCATAAGGCATTGCTATGTCTGGATATTCTGATTGATTAACGTCGCTTGTTCCTGCTTGAGATGGAAATACGTCAGGAATGATGCCAAAAAGACTTCCAAATGAACTACTGGTAAGACCTGGAGTTCGACCTCCCCTTCCCTTTACAGTAATTACATTATCCATCCATTTTTCAAAATATCTTCGTTCTTCCCAGTCTTGCATTATAATGAATGACATTGCACATTCACCGTAGTCTCGTTTTGATGGTATTAGGTAGTCTGGACCCCAATAAGAAAATGGAGTAACATTGAATGCTCTAGCCGGAAGAGATATACTTTCTGGATAATATGTTTTAATTTCATCTACACCTCTAAATGAAAAAGAAACTTTATATCTACTTGGTATCTGGGGGCCACCATATTGTGCAATTTTAGCTCTATAGTCGGTTATGCTTTTAGCGGTTCTATCCATTAGAACAAATCCTCCTCAGTTATAATTTTAAACTTTATATTATTTTTTTCACAAAATTTCATAGCCGACTCCCATTTTGCCTTATTGACTTGATAAGTCAACGATTCATTTAATAGTGTTCTTTTATGTTTCTTTCCGATTACAGGTTCTAGTGTTTGTTTTTTTGGTTTGATTTCTACGATTTTAGTTTCAATAGATCCGTCTTTATTTCGTGTTTCTACTATAAAATCTGGTATGTAATTTTTAATTTTATTATCTATAGGAGAAACATATGGTATTTTGATACTTTCGAATGACCACCTTACAACATTCTTATTGGTGTCTAGGTATTTACAAAATTTCCTTTCCCAGAGAGAACGGCAACAAATTAAATTAATATCACCTACATATTTGGTGGGATTAGTTGGGATATATTTCGTCTTATATGCCATATAACTATCTATGAGGAGTTAAAATAAAAATGCCAATACAGGGAGATTATGTATATCCTAAAAATCCAGCATTGCAGAAACAAGTTCCATTGTGGCTGAAGTTCTATGCCCATGAATACACCAATAATTCTCTTCTACGAGCAAATAATTCTCCCCCCGGATCACCTCCGACATTTTCAACTCCCAGATTGGCATCCATATCCGTTCCCGCACCTACTGATCTTTCCACATATTCAAATGTTCACTATGCAACAGACAGAAAAGGAAACGATACACTAGCAGATCCAGTTAAAACTTTTTCAAACTGGGCAGGTACAGGGGCTCTTGTGGCCGCAGCTGCTGGTCAACCCGAAATTGCAGTTGGACTTGCTGCGGGGTGGGCTTTTAACGAACTAGTTCAATTTGCCGTGAGCGAAATGAATGATTTATTTTTGGGAAGTGTCCTACAGGATTTGGATTTATCTGATACAAAATTTATAGGAGTATCCAAGAGAGTCTTTACTTTTAGACTTTTAATGCCTGCTTTGAGTGAGGGTGATTCTGAAGCAGCATCCGATGTATGTGATGCATTTCAGGCATATCAATTACCAACTACACTTATATATCCATATGCATATAAAATGCGTCACCCTCCGCTTTGGAGAATTGGTATTGGGCCTGCAGATAGTTTAAAATATGACACATATTGGAACAATCAACCCCAATTGTGTCTATTATCTGCGGTCACAATAAATAAAACCGCGTTCAAGGGTGCATATGGTGTAGGAAGTCAAGGAAAAGTAAGGCCGCTTGCTCAATCTGTTACGCTGGAATTTGTAGAATTAGAACCAAACATGAGAAAGGCGAAGGCATATTCGAAGGAGATCGAATCACGATCCTCTTCTTTCTATTAAAATTTATAGGAAACAACAATGATATTTAAAAGATATCCTAAAATAAATTACACCTTTCAGAATGATAATACAATAGAGGTCGTTGATATATTCAGAAAGGTTTCATTTTCTCAATCGACACTTAATGAATATCAATTATATGACACATATATCATTTCTGGTGGAGACAAACCAGAGGATGTTTCAAGAAAAATATATGGAGATAGCATGTATTCTCCACTCATATTCATGGCAAATCAAATAATTAATCCCAATAAAGATTGGCCCACAGAATATACTAGTTTCAATACAGAATTATCAAATATCTATAGTGGAACTGCTCTCTATACTTACAACATGCAAAATGCACAAGTAAACGACATAGTGGTCAAGACAGATTCAACTGGTAGAAATTTAGATACTACTGTTTGGGGTAGAGTTGAATCGAATTATGATAAAATTTTAAGAAATACATTAATTTCAGCAGTCAGTGGTTCTTTTTCTGCTAATAATTATTTTATAATTCTTAGACCATCTGAAAATGGATTTTCTTTAGTGAGTAATACACCAGCAGGAAGAATTGCACGAGTAGAATCTGAATTAATTCTTCCTTATAGATTCTACGATCAAAATAAAAATATAGTAAATCCATACAGAATAATTAATAGATCAACCAATGAATTGACTACTTTAATTGCAGATAGCGACAGTGAGATAACCACAAATCTTCCGTATACGAATACCACAACTTTATATAATACTGTTTTATTTTTATACATAATTTCCTCTGCAATTTTAAGAAACGCTGGAATTACAGTAGAGACTAATCGAGATTTTGAAAACAAAAGAAACGATAAACTTTCTACAATAAAAATACCAAAAACACAGTTTATAAATACAATATATCGACTATACGATGAAGCAATTATTCTCGATAGGGTAGATAGAAGTGTGTTCATTGATGTGAGAGTTTAAAATATGCCGCAAATAACAGATAACCCAAATCAGTTCATATCCGCTCTTAGTTCTATCGCAATAGAAAAAGATGAAGAAATTTTTCATATAGTTTCAGCAGAAACCAGTGGTTCTGGTGAAAGTATGTTGAAGGTTTTGAGTTTTGAAGAAAATCTTTCCACTGGTTATATGACTGGTTATATTGAAGTTGTGGATAGAAATGACTGGGTAGGTCAAATGAATATCGTTGGTGGTGAGAAGATAATAATAAAGTTTGGTTATATCGATCTTCCAGTAAACCAAAGTCCAGTTGAATTGAAGTTCACAATTGTTTCCTCTAAAATTATAAATGATTTTGCAAATGTAAATGAATTAAGATATGGGGTTGCAGATAAGCATATTGTTTATAGAATGGAATTCATGTCTTCTGAATTTTTTGATAAAATATTCAGTACTTCATTTTTAAATCTAGATAAAGACTTTATTGGATATATTTCAATTGGTTCGGATGAGGAAGAACAATCTGGTTCAAATCAAAATAAAATACCAGGTCTTATAAATGAACTTTCCTTAAAATTAGGATTAAGTCCGGTAGAAATAGAAGGAACAAAAAATGGTATTTGGTTAAAGCATAAAGATATTAGCTATCCAACCGGAGTCAATCAGGGACAGATCGATATAATGTCTTTGATAAAGTTTGTGACAAACTATTCTGTTTCTAAAATAAACACAAATGCTGTTAATTTTTGTTTCTGGCAAGATAGAGACGGATGGCACTTTAAATCTATAGAAAAAATTCTACAGGAACAATCTGAAAATGAAAGTCCACCAACCTTCGATCTTAATACTGACGATCTCCAGGGTCCAGAACAAAAATTAAGCAGAGTAATTTCGGTATCCATCACAAATCAAAATGATTTACTTTCTCTAACAAATAGCAGAGCATTTTACTCTCACTACATCTCACAAAAACCAAATTATAATGATCCTTACTTTGATTTTATGAGTTCGATTGAAGGGTTTACCTATTCAATAGTAGATTACGATTATCATAGAGATTTTGCCAAAGTAAATCACGTTGAACAATATAAATTAATACCAGAAGATGTTGATACTGGATCAATTTTAAACAAAAAAAAGAAAATAACAAAACCCTCACGATTAGCAACGGATTCGGTTTGGGGATTTTACGAATTAAATACTTTAAATAATCCATTTGAAAGTGGAATACATTATTCTGCAGACAGAGGGTTTGGAGCAAAACCTGATAATCCAAAAATAGTTTGGTGGGATTATGTTGATAGAAAAGAAGATTCCAGATGGTCAAATATCGCATGGCAACCCCAATTTGATATCACCGAACTAGAAATTAAAAAACTTCATCTAATTCAAACTAAAATTAGAGAACCATTGGAAGATAAGAGAAAAGAATTTGTAAAAATGAAAAATCTTAAACGACGGTGGGAAGTATACCGTTGTGTGGTTTGCTGCTTCAATGGTTTTGATTATGGAATAAAGGATAAACAACAATTAGAGTCCTTGCAATCTATTGGATCTGCTTGTGGATTTACCGGAAATCTTGGTTGTATAAATCCAGCACAATTAGGAATTAGTGGTGATGTTTATAATTTTCTTTTTGGTGAGAATGGAATCTATAAAGGAAACGAAGAATATAGGGTTGTCGCGGCCGGTTCGTTTACTGATTTACTAGATTACGATAAAGAAAATGAGTGTATTCAACACGGATTAACTCTTTCTGTAAATTTAGATAGCCCAAACATCAAAACGCCAGCTGGGGTTTTAGATGGAGGAACTCCATCCTCATTCTTTAATCCCAATGTATGGTTAAAACAAACAATAGGTGAATTTTATAATTTAGATAGAAATATTACAAAGTATAAAAATAATGTATTACAAAGAGGCATCAATCAATACAATCAAGTAATACAAGATTTACAAGATAGAAAAACTTCTGCACAACAATTTATTGCCAATGTTTCATCGTATATTACACAAGCAGATCAATGGATTACTGATAGATTACTTCCATGTTGTTATCCATATCCGCGAGTTGGAGCTGGTCCGGCCGGTAGTACAACTCCAGGACCTCTAAATGGAGCCGGCGGAGGTGCCGGGGGTGGGGGAGGTGGATCTAGTAGTTCATTGCAAGCTTTCTCTGGAGTAGAGTGTTCAGATTGCGATAGTGCGTGTTGTGTAAATGGTTTTTGCTCTGAAGAGTGTGAACCGGAACAATCATTTATAGACAGCTGCTGCTTTGGGTGTCCTCCCGCCAGCTTTTGTCAGTGCTGGACATGCGACGGGGGAAAGTGCACATCGTACTACCGGGGCCTAGAACCTGGGTTTCCACCCAAATATTTGGATTGTAAGGATGGAGATTTTAGTGATCGGGTTTCTTGTGTATTGTCTTGTCAGGAAGATTCTTTGTGGTATGTCTGTCCTGGATCCGGTAGTTGTATAGCGCAGTCTTTTCCCTCTTCACAAGCACCATCATTTAAAAGTTTGGAGGACTGTCAACAATATTCACAATGTGGAATTGGAGAATGTACCTTTACTCATAAAGCGACACTTAATGCTGGCGGTGTTGAACTTCCATGTAAATGTCTCTGCGAGGAAGATCAAGCGGATTGGGAAAATATAATACAGGATCACATAACCTACTTTTTAGGAAATGCTACTATAAGATCCTACATATTCAATCAAAATCCAGATTGGGATGGTGCTAGTTATACAACTAATACAATACCTATAGGTCTTGGAGGATGTTATGGATGTGCTAATTTTGATAATTCTGGTGCATGCTGTGAGGATTGTCCAGATCCAGAACCTGGTGGAAATAATGTAAAGTGTGCATGTCTTGATGGGTACACTTATCAGGAATGTGCTGCTAGGGCTAATACTCTTGGAGATCCAAACAGAACAACCTTCTACAAAGGATTGTCCTGTTTTCAAATAAATTATTGTAAGGGTGGAACTGGATCCGTTCAACAAGATAATTATGATTTATGCGAAGAAGGAACCGGTCCATGTTTGCGCGAGGGGTGTACTGATACTCTTACGGGTAGTGTTTTTTCTCGGGAACCTTCTGCTTGTGTTGGATTCAACTATGTTGATGGACTAGGAAATGTCCCACTCATTACTCTCCCAGAAGGAATGTGTAGAAAATGCAATAATTTTGTTGAAACTAATGCAGACAAAGAATTTGATCAAATAAATTGCTGTAACTGCACTGCAAATGAAGCAAAAACATATTCACCTTTACCGGGTTGGGTCAAGACCTGCTCTGGTGAAAAATTTATGAAAAAATTGATTCAATATCTTGGATCAGAATCTAATTGGTATTTTAATTATAGATACACCCCCGGCGGCGGAAGTGCCTTCTCGGATGCAGATGATTATATTGGTCCAAATGATTATGGAGACAGACAAACTACATTGGATTGTATAGCAAATGGAGACTGTTATAATGTTCTATGCTTCAATCCTCTATATCTCGAAGTCGAAAAAAGAAGAGCAGAAGAAGAAATAAAAGTAATTGATGCTGAAATTAAATTACTAGAATATTCTAGAAATATATTTCAAACAAACTTTATAACAACATTCAATCAAAATTATGAGGAATGGTGGAACAGAAAATCTTTCTTCTATTCAAAGATTCCAGGAAAGAATGTGTTTACTGATCTATCTACTGGAATTCCAGGAAGCATTAAAAATGGTAGACTTACTCCAATATCTACTCCTAAATCACTTTATAATATCAAAACCATAAAGAGAAAACCAATAAGAGGAAGCAGATATGAACTTCTAGCAAGAAATAGAGGTGTAACTGGAGCAAATGTTGGAAGTTGGTTATACAATTTCTTCTTTGCAAATAGTTCGTCTGGTGGATCAAGACACCCATATTACACTCAAACCTACGACGCTAATTCATTTAAAACACAAAGAAAATTATACAGAAATTATCTTTACAATAATTCAAATCCATATAATGATTTTCCGTTTACTTCTCAATATAGCCCTGCAAATTGTGGAAACCTTTCTTCTTACTTTACAGAGAAATCTCATATAAGTCTACCAATAGATCAAGTTCTAGGGGGAAATCTTTTTTCCGTAGATCAATTGGCACCACAAACTCAATATGATTTAAACATAAATACAAACCCCTCAGATTATAGTACTGCATATGATATATTTTCAATAGGGGGTTCTTCTATTCCTCCAAATCTTAAAAATGAACAATTATCTTCTTATGTGAGAATAGAATTTGAATCTCCAATTGGATTAGAAAGTATTCAGGATTTCCCAGATTCATTTGTTAGAGATGCTGGAACTGAGTATTTCTTGCCGTATTTGGTATCGTTAACGCCAGGACCAACAGGAAGACAAACAGTAAGAAATAATATTGCAGTAATAGGACAAGATCCATATGGGTTTGATGTTGCGATTAAGAAAAGCAATGTAAGTGACGAAGAAACAGATAAGCAATGGGCCTGGTGGGACGATTATAGAAATTTAAATGATACATCATTATCAAACAACGGAATGGATCTTTGGCCAGAAGTCGGATTTGAAACCGCTTTCCCATATTATACCACAGATCCGAAGGGGTGGTGGTGGAATAATGGTTGGTATCATGGAGAAGGTGGTAAAGGTAATGATGCATTTAAGGAAAACTCT